TGAGGCCAAGGTCAGGCACGCTGCCGTTGGCGAGGAACTCGCGGCCAGCGGTCGAGAGCGAGGCGATGATTGTGAGGATTCCGAGGAGTGAGGTTTTCCAGTTTCTCATTTGTTTAGTTCTTTCTGTTTCTTTCTCAGGTCGTGAAGGACCGAAATTAAGGTGACGATGCCGACCGCGAGGCCGACACACAGACCGGCGACTCGGAGGTATAGCTCAAGTTGGCTGACCATGCTGACGGCAGCGCTGCCGATGCTGGCAAAGGTGCCGAGGGCGCCGCGCTCAACGGTCGTGAGGTGTTCGTGCCAGTAACTCACGGCACTATTTCCGGTAGGCGATGACTGTGCCCGAGTGCAGCTTGATCGCACTGAAGAGGCCGTCGATGGTCGTGCCAGCCTTGATCGTGTGCGCGGAGCCTGACGAGGCATTGGCAGCTCCCGTGAGGTTGCCGGTGAGGACTTCAAACTTAGTGTCGGTCATTACGTCGATTGAGACGAAGTCGGCGCTGACTTCGGTTGTGTCGGCGATGCTGACGGCGCCGGACGTGCGGTTCGTGATGCGTGAATTAGGGAATCCCATAGTGTTGGTTGGTTAGTATTGGTTGACGCGGGCGGTCCATGTGGATGGCTGCCCCTGTTGGAAATAATATTTGTCGCGCTGCGAGATCAGCTCGGACTCTGCGAGCTGCTCCATGGCCAGAGCCTTGTCGAGCTGGCCGTCTTCCGTGAGGAGATCCGAGGTCAGCAGGTAGCCGACTGCTTTTGCGATGACGCTAGGAACGGTCGCCGAGAGGTTGTTCGCCGAGTATTCGGTCGGGCGGACGCGGTAGTTGACGTAGACTGTGGTCGGCAGGTCGGTGCTTTGCGGGAAGCGCACGCTGTCGCCGAGGAGCGTAAAGCCAATGGCGCGAGGCGAAACGTGGGTTGCAGGGCTGTCTCTTAGGACGCCAAAGACCTCTCCCATGGCGGTCTGGCCGCTTTGCTCGTAATCAATATAATAGCCGTTCGTGGCATCGCCCTGCACAGTGCGACTTTCGACGCGCATGAGTTCCGGCCAGTCGGCCCACTCCCAGCAGTTGCTTATGCGTTCGTTGGCGGCGGCAACGAGCATGGTCTTGGCGCCGGAAGGGATGTTAGCTATGTCGCTGCCATCGTTCCCGGCGCGCTGCCATGCGCGCAAAAGAATAGACTGTAAGGTGACAGTCCTCATTATTGCTCGGAAACAACCGGATCGGGGCGCGGGGCGATGATCACGCTGGCGCCGGACCAGACCCAGTCGCGGGTGCGGGTCTCGGGGGCGCTGACGCTGCTGCCGGCGGCGGCCAGGATGGCGTTGATGCTGCTCGCGCTGCTGACGTAAAGGGTGAGCAGTTGTTCGCTCTGCTGTTCGCCGAGGCGTTCGAGGACGGACTTGAGGATGGCGTCATCGAGGCCGAAGATTTTGCCGTGCAGGGTGGAGAGGCTTTGCGCGTATTGTTCTGCGTAGTAGCGGCTGGCGGCGGCGGCGCGGTCGATGTCGCTGATGGCGCGCTCGGCGGGAGTGACCGGCAGAAGTTGAGCGTGGGCGCTGGCGGCGAGGAGGATGAGGAGGAGATGTTTCATGTTATGGATTGATTTTTGTGACAGTCATCATTGAACCCGCAACGAGTTCGGTGGCGACGTTTGTGGCGGTGTTTTGATACCAGATGAAAGTAAGCGTTCCGGAGCTAGTGCCCGTTGAAAGTATGCCAGTGCCCGTGACGACAATGTTCGTTCCGGCGAAGTTGACCGCTTGAAGACTTATTGTGCCAGAAGAGCTTGCGGTGATGTCGGACGCGGCGATGTTGACGGGCCTGCCCATTCGGCCAACGTATGTGTTGCGCAGCCCATTGGTGGCGTTGCTGTGGAGCAGGCGGGCGTTAAATCCGCCCGTGGTCGCACTGGTGATGATGAAGGCAAAAGCGAAGTGGTAGGTAGAGCTTGCATCAAGATTCAGCACCATGTTGGTCTGCGCGTTGACTGTGCTGGTGTCGGTCGTGTTCGTCCTAAACGCGCTATTCGTCATGGCAACAGTTTGCGTGCGGCTAACAACGAAGGACGAACTGCCAGCGCCGTCTGCGGTCAAAATACTGTTCGTTGTTGCCGCGCCAGATGGAACGGGCGTGTTGGCTAGAGCTATGGTTCCGCTCGCGTCAGGCAACGAGATAGACCTGTTTGTAGTAGCGCTTCCTACGATGGTTGTGCGGGTTCCGCTAACGCCTAGTTCAAGGGTTCCAGTTCCGCGAGTGTTGATTGAGCCGCCGCCATCACTTGTGTTGATTGAGCCGCCAGCAGCGCCAGCAGACGAGCCTCCTGATGTATCAATATTCCCACCCGGCTCATCTGATCCGCGAGTGTCGATATATCCGCCATTTTGATCTGGTGATGTATTCCCATCGTCTGATCCTGTTTTTATTTGAGATGGCGCAATCAACGTTGAGTCAAGAGTCGTGTTGATGGAACCGCCGTTCAAAGTGTTGATAGAATTCTCTACAATGTTGCCAAGGCCGAGGTTGGTGCGGATGGTGGCGGCGTTGGTTCCAAAGGTGATCGAGTTGGAAAACGCAACCGAGTTCGTGAACGACAATGCGTTCGTGCGGCGGGTGACGATGTTGCCGTTGGTGGCGGTGACAAGACCGATGTTTTGTGCAATGGCCGAGCTGGCCATGAGGGCGGCGAGGATGATGGCCGAGAGGGCAAAGGCGACCGAGCGGACGATGCTGTCCGTGCCGGTGACTTTGAAGGTGAGCGTTTCGTTGTCGGTGATCTCTACTTGCATGCTGCGGGCGGTGTTTGAGTCGTCGTAGATGAGGAATTGAGCGTCGGAGAACACGTCCGGCAGCGTGCCAGCGTAGGTGTAGTCGGAGTCGCGGTTGCTGCCGCCGGTCGCTGTGCGGATGTAAATGCCTGCTTGCTTGCGGCTAACCGGCCAGACGCCGCTGGCCGTGCGCACCAGCCATGCGGTGTTAAGCGCGGCCGAGCCGTCCAATGGCAGGTCCGCATAGGTGGCAACCTCGCCGTCAATATACTGCGCACCGCCTCCACCGGAGCCGGTGAAGTCGAAGTTGCCAGTCAGCGGATTGAACTTAATGGCCATTAGCTGCGGGTCACTGTAGCTATGTCGGCGTCATCCGAGGACGGCGTGCCGCCGACATAGGTGAAGGTCAACGTGGCGACTGTCTGCCCGCCGCTGCCGCCTTCCTTGTAGGTCACGGTGGCGAGGTTGTTGGTGGTGCTGACGTAGGCGAGCGCAACGTGGTCGTGCTGGGGGATGTTTAGACCGGCGATGTTTCTGACTGAGACGTTGGGATGCATGGGCTAAACTCTCTAACTTCGCTATAATTAGGCGGCGGGTTGGGCGGTCATGCCGAGCTGCTGTTCCTGCGCCATCTTTTGCAGCGCAGGCTGGGCGCCGGTGCGGCCGATTACTGCGTTTTGTTGCTGTTGGAGCTGGAACTGGAAGGCTTGTGCGCGGGCGTCGATCATGCTGCGGAAGATTTCGTCTTGGGCGTAGCGCTGTTGGACGGCGGGATTGCTCTGAATGATCGTCTGCAGTGTCTGCAGGCGGACTTGGGCGTTTTGGCCGCCCTCTTTAAGCGGCGGCTCGGTGCCTGCGGCGATTTTGGCAAAGGCGCCTTGCTCGTCTTCTTGCTCGGGGGCGGTGCCTTGGCAGATGTCCTGGACGAGGATTCCGGCGAGGTTGGGATCGACCGCTTGGAACATATATTTTACGAGGCCGGCGCGGTCGATGACGCCGAAGCTGTCCAAGGGAACTAAGACTTTGGCGAGGTAGTCTAATTTGGCGCCGAGGGCTTCGGAGTCGAGCAACCGGGCATCGAACTCGCACGTCACATCAAAGCGGCCGCGGATGTCGGCGGGGCTGGCAGTGAGCGGGAGATTGGGGTTGCCGGTGACGCGGGCGACTTCTTCCGCGGTCATATACTGCTGGCAGAGGGCGAGCGTCTGAACCAGACACAGCTTCATATCAAGGAGCCAGCTATCGACCAGCTCTTGGGTGTGGAGCATGTAGCGTTGCGGCGGGACGGCTTCGCTGATGCGGCCGAAGTAGTTGTCCACGTCGTTGCGGATGGACATTTCGACTTCGATGCTGCCGGCGTCGGGCTGCGGCGGGTTCATCCACGAGATCTCGCCGGGGCGGCGCTCGGGGATCTGCACGCCCGGTCCCATGATGAGGTCCATCTTGCC